CGGCAGTCCATTTTGGTGTACAACAACGCCGCTACGGGCGACCCTGCAGCCGCTGACGGCATCGTGTTAGCCGATACCATTAGTGGCATTGGCTGCGTAAACCGCGACGCCATCGCTAACATTGGCTCTGACGTACTGTTTGTTGACGACTCTGGTGTACGCTCCTTGGGCCGCACGATCCAAGAGAAGTCTGCACCGCTTGGCGACCTAACCTCTAACGTACGCCGTGACATCACGGACATCATTGCGCTTACGGCAGACAAGACCACTATATCGCTGTCGTACTGGCCTGATGAAAACTTAACGGTTGTCAACTTTAGTAACGACTTGCAAGCGTTTGCGATTGAGATGCGAGCGCCTAGCGTAACGGGTGGCAACAAGGTGACGCGCTGGACCAACACGGTCTGGGAGCGTGCCATGTACTACGAGGTGGCCGGCGAAGCCCGCGTGTTGCTAGCAAGCAGCGCCAGCGGCTATGGCTGCTTCTTGTACGATGACGGTTTAAACTACAATGATGAGCCGTTTGAGTTTAAGTATGAGTCTAATTCATTTACGTTTGGTCAGCCTGCCAACTCTAAGTTCGTAAAGCAGATTGACTTTACTGTTGTGTCTACGCTGTCTAATGCTCAGGCGTACGCAGGGTGGGGGTATAGTGGGCGCCTTGACTACACTAAGTCCTTGACAATCACCGCTCAGGCCCCAGCGCTATACAACGTAGCATACTTTAACCAGACTGACGAATACGGTCCTGGCCTTACAACTATTAAGCGCTATCGCGTGAACGCAAAAGGGAGCGGCGAGTCAGTGATTATTGGATTCCGCATTGAAGTTAACGGCAACACGTGTAGCCTTCAAGAGATTAACGTACAGACCCTCATCGGGAGGATTATCTAAATGAGCCTTTTTGATTTGCTGGCAGGTGCCGGTAGCGCTGCTGCTGGCTACCAAATGGCTGAAGATATTCGGCAGACTGGGCGCGAAGGCGCTGCACAGATTCAAGAGCTGGGTAGGCAGCTACAAGATCAAGCTGCTTTCCGTGGCTACGGTGTGCAGACCGGCCTAGGACGCTCTACGATTAGCCCTACGGGGAGTTTGGACGTAGGCGTAGGCCCACAGCAGGCTATGCTGCAAGCCGGTCAGAGCATGTTTGGAGGCGCTGGAGCGGGCTTTGACGCTGCCGGTCAAGCACTACAACAAGCAATGACCAACCCGGCTTATGCGCAAGCGCTAGCTGCGATGCAGGCTGGGCAGGCTGGCCTAGCGGGGCAACAAGCTGGCGCCCTGGGTGCGTCGCAGCAGGCAATGCAGCAAGCCATGATGGACACGGCAGGGCGTGAGCAGCAAGTGTTTGAGCGCGCTATGGCACTGCAAGAGCCTGGACTGCAGCGCGCACAGGCCGCACAGCAGGCTCGTGAGTTTGCTATGGGACGCGGTGGACTACGTGGCTCACAGTTTGGCGGCACCGCTGAAGATGCCGCTATGGCCCGTGCACGCGCTGAGGCTACCAACCAAGCAGCGTTCCAGGCTATGGGGCAAGCGCAGCAGGAAGCAATGAACCGTGCCAATATGGCTGCACAGTTTGGTCAGCTTGGTACGCAAGCCGGTCAGCTTCAAGGCCAGCTTGGCACCAACCTTGGGCAGCTTGGGCTACAGCAAGCACAGCTTGGGCAGCAAGGTGCTGGCATGCTAGCAGACATTGCGCAAGCCGGTGGGCAGCTTGGCCTGCAGGGTTACACCACGGCCTTCACTCCGCTGCAGCAGCAGCTTAATGCGCTGCAAGTGGGACAACAGGCAGCCGAAATGGCCCAAACCGGCCAGCTCACTGGTGCCGGTTACGGTGCACAGCTTGGCCTTGGCGGCATTCAGGCACAGATTAATGCCGAGAAGGCAGCAAGCGAGCTGTTCGGTAACTTGTTCGGTGCTGGCATGACGGCTATTGGAAGCATTGGGCAAGGCGCTCCAGAGGGCTCTACGCTAATGGAGCAAATTCTTGGTGTATATAAAGACCGCACTGGAACCTAAGGAGCGACATCATGGCAGGTAGAGACGCAAGCGCCAACCTTGGCGGAATGTTGTCGCAGATTGGGGGCGCTATTGGCGGCATGAGTGGAGCCGGAGAAGGGCTTATGCGGCCCATCATGACTTCGTTCCGCCCGCAACTAGACCCCACCAGTGTTGAGTCTTTGCAGCGCCAAGCAGCGTTTCAGGGGCGTATTGGTGACACTGAGCAAGCGCGGCTGTTTACTGGACAAGCGCTAGCGCTAGAGGAGCGTAACAGGGCTGAAGAGGAGCGCAAGCGTAAGCTTGAAGAAGGACAAGAGCGCGTAAAAGCGCTAAATGCTTTTCGTAATGCTGTTGCTTCTGGCGATCCCACGGCTATTGCTACAGCACGTGCTAATGTTGAAGCCGTTGGACAGGCGCAGGGGCAGTTGTTGCTACCGCAAGCGGCTGCTATTGAAACTAACGAGCGGCAAAAGAAAACAGCAGCGGCAACGGAAGCCGCAGCGGCAGAAGCGCTTCGCTTAAACAACTTAGAATCCGGGCTGCGCGCTGCGTTTAACGCTGTGGACAGTATTGAACAAGCAGATGTTATTCTTAAGAACGCTCCGGCAGAAGTGTCGCAGCAAGCCGCTAATGCACACAAAGAAGTGGTTGGTCGCATCACTGCTCAGCAAAAACGGGCAGAGGAAGAGCGTGATCTTAGCGAAGTTCTTCCGCCTTCATTTGAAACTGCTATGGTAGAAGATAAGCTGGTTATTCCCAGCATTGCAAACCTTGACGAAGAGGTGCGCAACCAACTAAACAGCATGGCGGAGCGATTAGTTGCTGACATTGGCGCAGCAAACGCAGAGGCCCGTGATGGAAAAGCTATTATTCCACGTGCTAAGCAAGAGGCTTTACGGCGTCGTCGAGACGATTTGGAAAAGCTAGTAAGCAAAGCTGTTCTTGATCAGGCCAATAACGAGTCAAAAGCAAAAAGGGAACAGCAAGTTGCTTTTATTGACGAAGCGCGAAAAATAGCAACTATACAAGACTTTGACAATAAAGAAATTGAAGCTGTTAAAAAGGATTTAGAGAAGCAAGGATACACGCTTAGTTACGAAGATGCTAAGAACTATCTACGGCAGCAAGCTCTTAATCGCCATTTTGCAACAGCGCCTCGTGCTGATGACGATGGTGTTATTGACTTAGATTCACTAAAGCCCGGCGAAACGCCCAAGCAAGGCGTGGCAGTTCCGCCAGAGTTTCAAATTTTTGACTTAAACGCTTTGGAAAAAGACGAACGCGGAAACTTTCAAAAAGCTCTTGATTTGGCAGAATCCGGCGTAGAGCTTTTCACTGACTTGTTTGCGCCTAAAGCTGCTGTTAACCGGCTAACCGAGGACTAAACGTGCCTGAGTTTCGCATAAAGAAAGACGGCAAGGTTTACAAAGTAACTACTAACACGCAGCAAGAAGCTATTGATCGCGTTCTTGCGCATGTTGGTGAAAAACCCGCTGCGCCAGCAGAGCCGGAACGCCCTACGCCGCTGCCCAGCGCTGTAGCTACTGCGCAAGAAACGTTTGAGCGGCTAGCTAGCAGGGCTGCGCCGGGGATTAAGCCGTTAGAAAGCGGTGTGCTTGCTACCATTGGCGATTACTTAGTTGAAAATCGTCCTAGCGAAATGGATGCAGTACAGCGCGCTTTGCAAAGCCTACAGCTTGGTCAGGGCCTTGGCGAATACTTACAAACCACCGGTACCGGCCAGCCCACTACGCTTGGACAAGACGTAATGGCGGCTTTAGACGTGTTTGACGTGACTGGCGTTGCGCCTGGGCTTGGCAAAGGCGTTGCTGCTGGAGCGCGCGCGGCCACTGATGTAGCACGCCGTGCCGCTGGTATGGTTAGCGACTTAGAGCCCCTGTCTATGGCACGCATTAAAAGCCCTGTACTGCCAGAAGAAGCGACGGAAGCGCTTGTAGCTTTTGATCGGCAGGTTACGGAGCGCGTTAAACAGTCTCCGTTTGTAGACAACAAAGAGCAATTTGGTTGGGTGCAGAACTGGGGCATGGGGCTTACTGATTCTGTTCGTCAAAAGATTAGCCCAGAGGCAGGCGCTAAGCTACAGGTGGCTGACGAAACGGCAATGCGTCAAAACACCTTGGATGCGCAAGAGTTTGTTGAAACAAAAGCTATGCGTCGTGTTTCTAATTTATTCGACACGGACGACAAGTTTGCAGGAATGATGCTTGACTTTTCCCGTGGTGCTGAAAGCAAAAAAGCTATTGAAGACTACATTGAACAAAAGATTGATAAGCGCCTTCGTAATCGTGCTTTACGTTTTGACAGCAGTGTAGATGCTTTTAATAAGTATATGGACTGGTCAGCAAAAAACAATAACAGATGGAATGTAGAAGCTGGTGAGTACCGAGGCGGAGGTGCTTTGTCTCAAATGGATATGTTTGGGGAGCCCGCAGAGGAGTGGTGGCTTCACACGCAAAAGGTGCGCGGTTTTGATAAATCTGCTAGAATAGAACCAGTTAGTAAACTAAACGAAAAAGACGTTCTTAGTTTTGAAGACGATCCGTACAACATGGCGGTTGACTTGGCGTCCAAAGAACGTACGCGTGGTATTGTTAAAGAAGGCGATAAGGTAAACGTTAGGGAGTATGCAAATCCTTTTGTTACTAACGCTAATCGTATCTATAATAACAATCGTGTTCTAGCTGTTAAAGACGCGTTTGGTCTTCCTAATGTAAATACAGGCGCAGACGGCGTTATGGGCCTTCTTGAAAGCAACGCAAAGCAAAGAGGATTAGGCGATACAAGCGCTCGCGCACTACGCAATGCTACCGTCACGCTACTAAAAGGCCAAAATAGAGCAGCCGATGCGGGGTGGCGTGCCCTTCAAAGCAGCGGTTACTCTGTCCTTTCTGGTCCCATGACGGCTATTCTAAACATGCACGATCTTTCTGTTGCTGTGTGGAATAACGGCATCAAGGCTTCTCTTGGTCTATTTAATCCGCGCTTAAAAACCGCTGCTAGTTTAGAGCGTCTTGGTCTTACCCAGCAAAACGTAGGCGAGTGGTTTCAACGCGTACGCAAAGAAGGCGCTAAAGCAACTACTGCAGAGCGCGCAGAAATGCTAGCAAATATGTTTCGCGACGTTACCATGAACTTTGGTTTTAAACAGTTGGATGCTTTAGCTAAACACGGTGTTGTTCGTATTGTTGCACAAGATACGCTTAACCGCGCACGGCGTGGTACATTACGCGAGCGCTGGGCTGGCTACCTTGAGCCTGCAGATTTAGCGCGTCTTGAAGGAGCGCTTAAGCGTACCAACGGCGACGTAAGCAAGATGAACGCTAAAGAGGCTAAGCTATACGATCAGATTTTAACGGCAGGGCTTGGGCAGCAGCAGCTTATTTCTGCTGGAGGGCGTCCCATGCGCTGGCTTGAAAAGCCTAACCTTCGTCCAATGTGGATGATGCGCGGGTTTGCGATCAAGCACAACGCTTTGCTGTCTGATCGTATTGCTAAGAAGCTTCGGGCAGGCGATACAGCAGGTGCGGCAAAGGAAGCTACGATGTACTTGGCACTTCCTGGCGCGGCCTATGCGGGACTTAACGTGGGCCGTAGGGCTATGTTTAAGGAAGACTATGAGCCTACCGAAGAAGAAGTGATGTATTCTTTAGCAGACTCTGTGCTTGGCCCCCTTAGCCTTAACAGCATGAGCCTTGGCTCGCAATACGAGCGCTCGTTGTGGCAGCGTGGAGACATTGCGCAGCTTGTAGCAAACGGCGTGCTTCCGCCCCTTGGACTTTATGGCGACGTTGCTGGCGGCGTTATGAAAGCAATTTCTAAGGGTGACGTTGAGGAAGTGGCTGATATTGTTGCTGAAAGCCCTTTCTACAAGCAGTGGTCTAACTTCTTTGACAACATAGACTAAAGCGTAGCGCCCGCTGAGCAGCACACTCGGCGGGCGCCTTGCCCCTCTACAGGTCCTCCTCCTTCACGAAGATGCCGTGGCGCATCTGTCCTTTGCGGTCCTTAATCTTGTTGTAGCTGACCGTTAGCGCCTGCTTCAGCGTAAACCCGTTACGCGTCGCAATGTTAATCAACACCACCAAGCAGTCGCCTAGTTCATCCCGCAAGTCAAAGCCATCATGGACATCTTGGTCCAGCTCCTGCACTTCCTCTAGCAGCTTGTGCATTTGTGCTGCGTCGCTGCTGCCTAGGATTAGGTTGCGGTCGTCATGCCACTCAGCTACGCGCTGCTCTAGTTCTTCAAAGCTCACTTCGTCAACTCCCTTGCCCATACACGTTCATTGATGTGGCTATTGTAGCAGTGGTTCTTGTCGAACCAGAACAGGTCATCCAGTGCCTCTTCGGCCCGCTCCCAGCCCTCGCGGTGGCAGCGCCCTGATACGGACTCATACGGCAGTCCGTTCAGGAACACTACGTTAGCGAGGACAGATAAGGCGTGGAAGACGCGGTGCAAGTACCCTTTCACGGCCCATACCTCCGCTCAATCAGCAGCTCCAAGTAGTGAATGGCTTTGAGCAAGTCTTCCTTGCCGCCCTTCTGCTCGTGGCGCGTCACGTACTTCACCACGTTGCCTTCCATAAAGCCCAGCCCGTTCTGGTAGATGAAGTCGATGGGCTGAATAGCTAGGCGGTAGTGGTCCCCGCCTTCCTGGCGCTGGTCAGCCTTAGTGGACGGGGCCGTCGTAGCTTTCTTCACTTTCAAAACCTCCCATGATGAGTTGGTACTTACCGATGTCAAGCAGCATGTTAACGGTGTCAGGATGTAGGCCGTTAGAGGCCAGTACAAACTCCCTGCCTTCAATGAAGATGACGCAAGCGCTCTCCACCGCTACCTCTGGGTTGTCGTCTTCAAAGGTGCCGAGCGCATCGCGCAGCGACTGAAGCATATCGACAACCTTGTGCTTGTCCTTGCTGTTCTTTTTGAAGTCTCCTTTAACTACCTTCATGCCCAATCATCCCATCGTTCCATGTATTCTAGGAAGCGTTCCCGGTTGTCTAAGATATGTCCTCTAAGCACTTCTACCAGCTCCTCTGTAGTTATGTCGCATAGCTCAAAGATTTCTATAGCGTCGCAGTTATTAAGGACACGCTCAATTAGCGGGTCTTCGTGCAGCGTCACGGCTCAACCCTCCTGATTTTCGATCCAAGGTCCATCGGCTCCGGGTACGGTACGCCATCAATGACCACGCCGCAGCCAATGATGGGCTTGAGCTTGAAGTGTCGCCCATAGGCAAAGGCGAGGTGCTTCTGGTTGACGCCGCAGCCTACCGCCATGCCCCACACCAGCTCCCTGTCGCTAGCCGTGTAGCTCACGCCAAGGTTGCTGTGGTTGTGGCCTGACACGGTGCACTGCATGCGCTGCTTGGCGTCGTTACGGAAGCCGTTGACACCGTTAGCGCTTTCGCCGTGATGGTACAGCACGCCGTCAATCTCAATGCTTTCCTCAATCTGCCAGCCCTTCGGCATTTCCAGCAACTCTTCCAGGGGCCGCATGTAGATGGAGGGCTCCATGCCTAACTTCCGTAGCTGCCGTGCCGGGATGCGGTCATGGTTGCCAAGGATCAGGGTGAGCTTGGGGAACGCTGCGTACCAGCGCTTAGCCCGCTCCAG